GTGTATAAGAGACAGGGATGTGCCTGCGGCGCAGGACTATATTATATGTCTGGCTTGTCTTTCTTTTTGAGGACACCTAGATGGTTGGACAGGGTGGGGTGTTTTGTGTTTGGGTATTGGCAGCCCTTGGGTCCCTCCGCTAGTTGAGGCCAGTCTGCCTTGTAGTCACTTTGTCTTGGGTGCTACTGCCCCTGCTGACTCTTGTCGTTTTGGTGCAGGGGGCTAAAGCCCTTCTGACGGGCGATTCACCGCTAGTTAGGCGGGCTACGGGGTAGATGGTTGACTGTAGCAGGTTTTAGTGTAGAGTGGTACACGTTCATTGGATTCTTTTTGGAGGTTTGCCGGATGGCTGCTATTAGTGATTATTTAGAGGATGAGTTGTTGGATCATGCGTTGGGGACGGGTGCTTTTACTGCTCCGTCTGGTGCGTATTTGTCGTTGCATACGGCTGATCCGACGGATGCTGGTACGGGTGCTGAGGTGTCGGGTGGTTCTTATGCCCGCCAGTTGTGTGCGTTTAGTGCTTCGTCTTCGGGTACTGCTTCGAATAGTGCGGTTGAGGAGTTTACTGTGATGCCTGCTGCGACGGTTACCCATATAGGTATTTGGGATGCTTCGTCTGGTGGCAACTTGTTGTTTCATGGTGCGTTGACTGCTTCGAAGACTGTTGGTGCTGGCGATACGGTTCGTATTGATGCTGCCGGGGTTTCGGTGACGTTAGCGTGAGCGACATTACTATTGATGAGGTTCAGGCGCAGTTGTCGGAGCGTGGGCGTTTGGAGTGGGAGTTGGCTGCTCAGCGTGCGTTGATTATTAAGTTGCAGGCGGCGTTAGAGCCTTCTGATGGCGAGTAATTTTCCGACTTCTTTAGATACTGGGTCTGAGCAGCCTTCTCCGGTTTCGGGGACGGGGTTGGATGATGCGGGTTTTGAGCATGATGTTGTTCATGCGAATCATTCGACTGCGTTGATTGCTGTTGAGACTAAGGTTGGTATTGGTTCGTCTACTCCGGTTGCGGATTCGGTGTTGGCTGGTTCTGCTGCGGGTGTTTCTGGTTGGACTGGTTCGCCTACGTTTTCTGGGGCGGTGGATGCTGATAAGTTTACAATCACTTCTGCTGGTGGTCGTTCCATCGAGTTGGCTGTTGATGATTCGGGTTTGTATTCTCATATCGGGACGACCAGTAACCATGATTTCAGGTTGATGGCTAATGGTTCGGTGGCTTTGACTGTTGAATCGAACGGCAATGTCGGTATCGGCACTACTGCGCCTGCCGTCGCTCTTGAGGTAAGTGATGCTTCGGCGGCCATAATACGCTTGGATGACACGGGCGGCGTAAAGGGTGGAGCGACCAACGCTCGGATACAACTGTACGCAGGCGGCGTTGAGGCGGGGAGTATCGGGTTTCCTAGCACAGCCTCGGGTCTTATGCAGATTGAGAACAGAGACGGCCCCATCTATCTTGAAACCGATTCAGCGGATGGTATCTATTTCAGAACCAACGGCTCCACCGGCATGACGGTTACGTCCCAAGGCAAGGTTGGTATCGGTACTACTACACCTTCCACGCCGCTACACGTCTTGAGCAGTGGTTCGGACCAGTTGCGGCTACAGAACACCAGCAGCACCACAAAAGGCCCGTACATTTCGCTTTACCACTCAACCGCCCGCATCGGCTATATCGGTTTCCCAAACAACGACGACTTGTACCTAAAGAATGAGTCTTCGGCAGGCCACATCTATTTGTCTACAAATAACACCACTCGGATGTTCGTGAAATCGAATGGCAATGTCGGTATCGGTACTACTAGCCCTTCATCAACACTTCATGTTGCTGGAGCGTTGACTATCAAGTCAGGGTCTTATCTTGCTGGATACCTTTATGGCGCATCTACGAGTGCGGGTGCAGGGTTCAATGTTGTTGGTTCTGGAGGTGCCTCTATCGGTTTTATGGGGTCGCCCAATAATGACGACATGCACTACCAGTCCACCCATTCCTCAGGCTACTTTTATTTGATGGTGGGTAGCGCATACCGCTGCTACTCCACCAACTCTGGAGGCTGGATTCCGTATGTGGACAACACCTACGATTTAGGATACTCGTCCAAACGATGGGATGATGTATGGGCAACAAACGGCACGATACAGACATCCGATGTTAACTTCAAAAAAGACATTGCAGACACCACTCTTGGTTTAGATTTCATCAACGCTTTGCGTCCTGTTGAGTACAAATGGCTAGAAGGCTCCCGTAAGCACCAAGGGTTCATCGCACAAGAAGTAGAAACAGTTTTAGATACTCAAGACATCGCAGCGGATCAAGCAATGTGGGGTATCAACGTATTCAAAGACGGGGAAACCCACATAGAACCCATTGAGGACGAGAACGGCATCCCTCAAAAGGTTGAAGTGCCAACGATACCCAAGCAGTCCTTGCGGTACAACGAGTTTATTGGGCCGCTCGTTAAGGCTGTTCAGGAACTATCGGCCCGTATTGAAACATTGGAGACAGTATGATTTCACGCAGCGGATGGCAAGCAAAAGCCCCACGATGGACAACCCGCCACCGAACCCCCGTAAGCACCGTGTATATCCACCACGGCGGCACACACCTCTCCGGCCACACGCAAAAAGACGAAGCATCAGCGTTACGAGCCTACCAACGCTACCATTTGCGTAAAGGATGGGCTGATGTAGCGTACTCGTTCGCTGTCGGCCCACAATCAGGGCGCATCTACGAGTTGCGTGGTTGGAACGCCCGACCCGGTGCAACAAAAGGCCACAACGCAGACTCATACGCGATTGTTATTATAGGTAACACTAGTACACAGCAAGTATCGGAAGAATGCGTCGATTCGGTGCGCCGATTAATCGAGATCGGGCAGCGGGCCGGGAAAATAACTCAAAAAGTCCAAGTGTTGGGGCATCGAGACGTTAAGTCCACGGCTTGCCCCGGTGGTTCTGCGTATTCGCGGCTAAAAGATATGACTCCGGGGGCTACCCCGAAGACTGCTGCGTCGAAAGCCCCCACATACCGGCGTATGCTGCGTTTGAGGCGACCTCGGATGCGTGGAAATGTAGTGAAATGGGTGCAAAGCATTGTTGGGGCTAATCCTGACGGAGTGTATGGGCCTAAAACTAAGGCATTGGTGCAGAAATGGCAGCGTTCTAAGGGTTTAGTCGCCGATGGTATCGTTGGTCCTAAGACCTACCGTTATTTAAGTAGGTAAAAATGGCCACCTACAGGCAGGCTGGCTACACTTACCGACGGTCGAATACGACTTACCGGGGGATAGCCACCCACACTATAGCCGCTGTTTGCACGGGTAGCGGGGGGTTAAGTGGCACAGTTGTTCGTGTCCAGATTGCCGGTGGGAGTATCGCTGGGTCTGGATCAGTAACTGCTGCCGCTATCGAAGTAGCCTTTGTCGCAGCGAACCTTGCAGGTGCGGGGAATGTAACTGCCTTGGCGTATAAGTCGACGGATGTCGCCATGATTGTGGTGGGTCCTGCTTCTCTTACGGCATCGGTGCATCTTGTTAATACTGTAGCAGTTTCTCCTCTTACGGGTACGGGAAGTATTTCTTCTGGGCCGTATGTAGTTGCCGATGCGGGTGCTTCTCTGCTAGGGTCTGCTTCGGTTGCTTCGACTGCGACTAGTGTTCTTTTGGCGGCCGCTTCACTCTCGGCTTCTGGAGGGATTACTGCTAATCCTTACCGCGTGATCGATGTTGGGTCTACGCTAAGCGGGACCGGGACAGTCACCGCTGCGGCGGGGCTGATCTTTGAGGTCACAGCGGGGATAGCGGGTTCTGGTGTAGTCGAAGCGACCGCCACCATTGTGGTGGATGTGCTGTCGGCTTTGTCTGCTGCCGCATCGCTGGCTGCGGCTTGCCACATCGTGGCGACCGTAGGAGGGGCGTTTGAGGGCTTTGCCTCTATTGCGATCATCGCTATCTTGTCTCGCCCTAACCCGGACGTAACCCTCGCCGTAACAGAACGAGATAAAGTAACACTAGCGGTGACCGCCCTCCATGATGTATCATTGGGCGAGTCCTACATTTATAATACGACACTAGTTGCAAGCGAATCTGATACGGTTTCGGTTGCGGCTTCTGCCGTATTTGATGTTTCTATAGAGATTGGAGTTTAGATGGCTACTTACGATACAGGCGATCAGGTGCGGGTAACCGCTACGTTCACTTCTAGCGGGACAGGCGAATCCCCCTCAACATTTATTGTGACCCATCGGAAACCAGATGGTTCCGACACAACCGTTACGACCAGCACGGTCGATGATAATGCTGGAGTTCTTTATAACGATGTGGTTTTAGATCAAGTAGGTATCCACACCGTTAAGTTCGCTGGCACCGATGGAGTCATCGCTACTGAAGTAGTAGAATTAGAAGTAGCGAAGAACGTATTCGACCATTCGTGAACGCATCAAAAGACCGCGGTGAAAAAAACCGCGAACTGTTTCTCGCTGCCCTCGACGAATGCGGCGTAGTCTCTAAATCCTGTGGCGTAGCAGGTGTCACCCGTTCCGCTTACGAAAAGTGGCGGCAACGAATACCTGACTTCGCAGCAAAAGCCGACGCTATACGCGCCCGCGCATTAGAGCGCGACGGCCCCAGAGAGTTCGACGGCTCATTCGAATCATTCCGATCAGACTTCTTCGGCCATTCATCGCCGTGGTTCCACATGAAAGCCATCGAAGCCTACGAAAATACTGCCCCCGGCGGTATCACCCTTGTACTGTGGCCACCAGAACACGGCAAAACCACGTTGGCTGAAGATTACTTTTCTTACAAACTAGCCCTTGACCCTCAGTTCCGAATCACGGTAGGTTCAGAAGGTCAAGACATGGCACGCAAAATCTTGGGTCGTGTCCGTTCACGGATGGAACCCCACGGCCCGTTCCCGCGATACGTCGCACGGTTCGGTCCCTTCACACCGCAAAACCAGTCGGGTCGCAAAACGGCTCAGGCTTGGGGAGCGGATTACTTTAATGTTTTCAAAAAGGCAGCCCACGATGAGCGTGATTATTCGATGGTGTCTTTAGGATGGAGATCGAAAATTGCTGGTACTCGTACTGACCATTTGCATATTGATGATATTCAGTCTCGGGTATCGCTGAACCTGACTGAACAAATGTTCGAAATCTTTCGACAGGACTGGTTGACTCGTCCCGGCGAAAGCGGGCGTACTGTTATCAACGGTACCCGTGTCGGTCAAGACGACTTCTACGAACGGGTAATGAATGAGATCGACGAAGATCTTCTAACTGTTATCAGATTCCCTGCTATCATTACTAACGACGATGGCGAACCCGAACCGTTATGGCCGGAACAATTTACGCTAGAAGGATTGGATCGCATTCGTCGCAAAGTCGGGGAGGAAGCGTGGGCGCGCAACTATATGCAGCAGCCGATGGCTTCTTCGGAATCTACCTTCCGGGAGGAAGACATTGATAAATGCAAAAACCCTTTACGTTCGGTTGTTCACCACCCCCCGAAGGATTCTACGATCTACATTGGATTGGATCCTGCGTTGGGGTCGAATAATTGTATTGTCGCAGCCACACCACACGAAGGAAAACTAAAAATCCTGTTCGTTAGGGAGGATGTCGGATTCACCCGCAACGAACAAATCCTCGGCGTAGTAGAGGA